AAGGAGAAACTTTGTGTTTCATTAGCAGCAGTTCCCCACTTGCCTTCAAACACTAATGCTGAAGCTGTTTTAGAACTATCTGCTTCGTTATAAATTTTTATAACGGCATCGGCTGCGCTGGATTGTCCTGTCACCTGCATGATTCTAGCTTTAGTAATAGTAGTTGCAGCTGTTTTAACATACTTCTGCGCTAGACCATCGGCTGTTAATGCAATTGTTTGTTTAACATTTGATGTTATTGCCATATTTTATCCTTTTCTTGTGAGCTCCCGAAGGAGCCCACAAAATTATTTATCTATTAAGACTCTTTAGCCCAAACACCTTGAACGTCAGTTACTTGCCATGCAGTAACGTCACCATTCATAGCTTGAATTTTAACATAGTCTCCAATTTTAGATGTAGCCTTAGTGTTGATCAAATCTTTATTATCAGTAGATGATCCAGCATAAGTAATACCATCACTTGAGTTGGGACTAATTGTTAAAGTGTTTGCACCATCTTCAGCAGTATTTACAAAAGTAAATACGTTTCCTACAGCAATAGCTGGTAGGGTGAAGACCGTTCCATCTGTTTTAGATGTAAACGTTTTTCCTGAGTCAGTAGTAATAACGACAGTGTAATTAGATTCTTTTGCTTCGATATTGTATCCAGTTACACCAGCTTCGTTTTTCTTGCCAACTAAAACAGGTCCTCTAAACAATGTTGTTGCCATAATTATAATCCTCCTAGTTTATGTGAATACTGTCTCTAGGCCGTCGACTATACGCGTCAGTATTCTATTTAATAATTGTATAGTAAGAGTTTTATACGCTAAATTTGTGTAGAGCGCAAGTGATCCTGTAATGAAGTGCTAATTTCAGTGATGTAGCTTTTTGATTAAGTGGCTACTGACACTTCCGGAGCCGAGTTCAAAATCGCATTCTCTCTGTCTGCAATTTTAGCCTCTTCTAGTTTAATGGCCGTGATGATTTCTTTGATCTTCTCATCTATAGCCACCATGTTGAGATTGTATCTACCTTCTTTAAGGTGCTCCTGCTCCCAACTTAACTCCAAGGACTTCTTTTGTTTGTATAGGTCCTCGATCATCTATAACCTCCTCATAGGTTATCCATTTACGACCTGTGTCGTAAAATCCCGTTGTGTCCCACTTTACACTATTTTCTCCTAGTTTGTCAACTATAGCGTTTTCAATAGATTCAGAACTATCTTCAGCTTTAACGATAAAGCTAGTTCTATATCCGTAGGCAATTATAATGATTTTAAAGTCCTTCATAGTCTAATTTCTTACTTTATGTAGTAAATGAGGCGGAATTGTGTCCCGCCTCATTTTAAATTAATTACGCACCTTCAACGCCGAAGATACCTCTAGGGTCAGATACTCCAAATGAGTATCTTTCTCTAGCTTTGTATCTCACGTTTCCAGTATCGAAATCGCCTTCCATTGCTGTTGACAATGGAGATCTAACGAACATTTTCATGCCGTTAGGAACGTCAGTGATGATGTACCAAGAGTCAGCATCAGTTAGGTAATTATTCACTCTGTATCCTTGAGGAATCATTCCCATTGAGTTGACTGCGTTGATGTCATTATCAGCTGTACCAGTTCTACCCTGAGATTTCATTAATCTCTCTGCATTAAATTGGTTTTCAGGTGGAACAATCATCTTAACGCCTTTTGCTGCAATTAAAAGTCCACGTTCATCAGTCATTTCTCCAATATCGATTAGAGATTGTTCTAATGAAGTTTCATTTAAGTCAGACTGCGTTGCTAATGTGTTCGCAAATGAGCCACCTAATGTAGTGTGCGAAGTGTTAAACAAAGAAACACCGTCACCAGAATCAAAAGAATCCGTTGAAGGAAGTCCGTTGATTAAAGGTGAAGCTGCTTTCACTTGTTTTGAGTTCGCCATAGATCTAGCCAAAGCTTTTGTGTATCTAGAAGCAAGTCTGTCGTAGAGGTTATCTTCGATAGCTTCTTCAGTGATAGCAAATGCTAAAGCTACAGTCTCATGAGTGTATCTAGCCGTGAAAGTCTCTTGTGCATCATCGTAAGATATGCCTTGACCTTCAGGTTTCACTTGTGCGTTTCCGAATCCTGATAACATTACTTCCTCTTCGAAAGCTCTGTCAGAAGATTCTATATTATAGATTTCAGCGTGTTGGTTTTCGTATCGCTTGTACTCAAGTCCGAATAGGGCATTCAAACCTGGCTCAAGCTCTTTAACTAACTGCGCTCGTGATATTGCCATGTTCTATTCTCCTTATACGTCTCTTAGGTACTGATTAGCTCTGTTATTCATAAGAACAATAACATCTGCTCCCGCTGCGGCAACGTCTTCCTGATCTGGCACTTCTGCCAAACGGATCATTCTCCACATGTGTCCATCATTGTCTGATGTAGCATAGTTAAGAGTAGCTGTAGATTGACCAGATACACCAGAACCACCATTGTTTTGGTTCATTCTGATTGTAAAAAGATCACCCACGAATGTGTCTATGTCTGTCATAGATGCATCCGATCTTACCATATACTCTTGAAACGGGTTATCGTTAACGAAAATCCAACCATTGCTGTTACCTGTGTTCGGGTTTGTTGCGAATGTCTGACTCGCAGCTACTGAATTAGCCCATGTAGGTTTACTTGATGTTCCATCGATGTAAAATACACCGTTTGAAACTCCTACACAAACTTGTGGAGTAGTTGTGTCAGCATCCCAAGAAGCACCACCTGTTCCACCGTCGTCCATAGTAGCAGGGGATAAACTTTGCATATATCCGATGTCACCAGATCCGTCTTGTGGTCCAATTGGTTCATTCTTAAGAATTCTTACGCCCAAACCTGACTTGATAGGATATTTGCTTTGCCCCTGAGTTGCTGGTGTATTACCAAGAACTTCCTGAGCTTTAAAGCCATACCCTGTCGTGCTTGTGTTAGCCATAGTTGTCGTCTCCTAAGTGTTCATAGTTTTACCTATGAACGGGTTAAATTAAATCGATAGTAGGGAATTGGTTGTTATCCCGAGAAAATTAATTTTTCTTTGTACCACCGAAAGTTACACGAGATTGTCGATCAATATTGATCGGCATACTCTTATGCTGCTCTCTCATGAGATCGTTGTCTACTGCTTCATTCATACCTTCAGTACGTTTTTTAACGTAATCAGTACGTTGTTGCGCGATCTCTTCAGTTACCTTTGCAAGCAAAAGGCCACCAACCCCAATCATCCCCTTGTATTTTCCCGATTCTATAACCGGGTAATCAGAAGCATTTTCGATTTCTTCGGCTCTTACTAATTCATAACCAGATCTTAAACGACCTTGTATATTCTTAGTATCATCGAATCCCATCGATTCTGCTCTAATCCATCTGTACCGGAATCCATCCGGCGCACGGGGTGCATCTAGAGAAGATGGAGGAACCCACACTTTTGGTCTTTCAGTTTTTGACCGTGTTTGGTTCGCACGAGAAGTTTTGGTTTCTTGTTTTTTCATACGCTATACCTCCTTCGTGAGTTTTAATTGTTTTGCGTAATCTTCGAGTGGCACACCTAATTTTTTCGCGATAGCGACTTGTGAAGATGTGAGTTTCACAGTTTTGCGACCAGGTCTTACGCTTCTATTTGCTGAAGCCACCGACTGAACGGGTTTGGTCGTTCTATGTTGTTCAGTATTACCAAATTTATGCGGAAAGTCAACACGTATTCGTTTATCGATCTCTGCATAATACTCATCAGACTGAGGATCAAATCCTTCTTTTTCAACTAGATCCTTGTGGATTTCAAAAGCTGTGAATGTCATAGCTCTATTTTGTCCAAACCAAGTGTTCTTAGAGGCCCAATCTTCGGCTCTAGGATCTTGTCTTTGGCTACTAGTTGGTAAGTCTTGTGGAGTACTATCCGGTAATTTACCACCATCAGATAGTTTTACTTCTTCTCTACCTTCTTTAGCTTGCTCCAATTTCGCATTCTCAAACGCCAGTGTAGCAATTCTTTTATTAGCTTCGACTTGAGCTTTAGCATCTCCAGACTCAATAGCTGCTGCGAGTTCTCGTTCTGCTGCATCTATTCCAGTCTTAATGTTAGCTTCAAATCGTTTTTGATAATCAGAGTCCATTTTGAAATATTTTCTCTGATCAGTTTTTCTTTGTGCCTCGACAGCTTTTGCGTATTCAGTGGCTGAATCCCTCTGCCTTTCTGCTTCACGCATTTTACGAGTTAGTTTAGCTATTCTTGATTGAACACCTTTACTGTACTCGACTAGCTTTTCGTCGTCTTGTTTTGTTTCTTCTTTAGCTGGTTCTTGTTCTGTGGTTCGTGGTTCTTCTTTCTTGTCTTCTTCTACTATTTTTACTGTGGGCTCTTTTTCTTGAGTCTCCACAACTGATTCATCTTTTTCTTCAGGAACGTTAACTTCGGCTCCTGGACCAGATGTATCAATATCAACCGTCTTTTGATCTTTTTCTGCTACCGGTTGTTCTTTAGCATTGTCTGTTGGCATAGTTTATCCTCCTATGGTTAATATGCGTGAATAAGACTTTTAGGGTCTTTCACGGTTGCCAATATTTCGTCATCATTAAGAAGACGAATTTCCCCACCTTCAATTTGTAAACGCGATCCTGCGTAACGGGCAAAGACAACCCAATCGTTGACCTTGCACCACGGACCTTCTGGATAACGTTCTTTATCGTTATAGCATTGTGGTCCCATGGCTAGAACTAAACCACATTGAGACGCCACTTGTTGACGTTCCAAAGTTGTTTCAGTTACTAATACTCCCCCGGCCGTTTTCTCATCCATTCTGAATGGTAAAACGATCATTCTCCAACCTGTTGGTTGTGGAATCTGATCTCGTTCTAATTTTTTTGGTTCTTTAGGTTCAGACGGTTTAACGCCTACTAATTTTTTATCTGGTAATTCTATTTTAGGTTTTTGGTTTGGTGTTGAGATCGACAATGTTTCTTTTTGCATTTGGCTCCTTTTCATCTAGCAGGTTAGAGATTTCCTGACGCACTGATTCCAGTGCATTAATCTGACCTATTATATACTTATCCTCCTTCTTTTTTCTTC